CTTATAAGCTGGGCATCGCTGACGTAATCGGCGGGACGCTGACGGCGGTGCCGCGCGGGGTCTTTGCTGCGGCCGCGGCACTCCAGGGCAGCAGGGGCGACGTTGACATGTCGGAGGCTGACAAGGATGGCTGCCGGCGCCACCTGTCACGCTACTACGCCAAGATGGACCGGACGGCGCCCTGGGACTCTAAGGAGATGACGCCACTAGGCCCGCAACAGCGATTCGGGGACATGCTGGTCGGGCTGCTGAGGATGCAGTTCTCGCAGCTCTGCGATGGCTTCTACATCGACGGCTACCTGAGTCGTGAGGAGTGGGGGCTGCTGGCGAGTCTCTGCGACAGCGCCCTCGGGCTGATCGCCAGCGGTATGCCGCCGACGCTGGCTGATATGGCGATTGGGAGCCCGATGCCGATGGGCATGGGCATGTTCTTCGCCGGCCTGTCTGCTGACGAGGTGAAGGAGGGCCGCGTTCTGTCCGCGGCCAATGAGCGCCGGCTCCGTGAGGCACTGGCGCAGATCAACGACATTCTGAATGCTGCCGGCGTGTTGACGACCGACGCCGAGAAGGGGGCCGGGCCGCCGGATTCGGCACCCACCCAAGACCTGCTCGCGATGGTCGAGTTGGGGCTGGCAGACCTAGAAACTGTGGAGGTGTGAAATGCAAATGGTTCAGCCTACGACCGTCCGGGACATGCTCGGGCGTTCGCATGCGCTGTTTGACGAGGTCAAGGGCATCTTGACCAACCCTGCATCCGCGGCCGAGGACAAGGCCCGTGTTCAAGGGCTTATGACCGAGGCTCAGGAATGGAAGTCGAAGGCGGTGCAGCTCCGTGACCTGGAGACCGCCATCGCAGAGTTCCCCGTTGACAGCCTGGACCCGGCGCGAGCCGCGGCCAAGTTCAGCAACTGGGGCGAGTTTCTGACGAAGGCGTGGCTTGCCATGAATCCGCACACTGCGGGACGGCCGGACCCGCGCCTACGGATGCTCAAAGAGGTGTCGGAGGGCGATACCGGACCCGATGTGATCAAGGACATGAGCGGGGCGACTGGCGCCGGCGGTGGGTTCCTCATTCCCGTCGAGTTCCAGGCGCAGCTCCAGTCCGTCACGGCTGAGCGATCAATCGTGCGCCAGCGGGCTACGATCATCCCGATGGGGCGGCGCCAGGTCCAGATTCCGGTGTTGGATCAGACCAGCACCACGGCCGGGCAGCCGCACTGGTTCGGCGGTTTGGCCTTCTACTGGGCTGAGGAAGCGGCCGAAAAGACCGAGTCTGACGCGAAGTTCCGCCAGATCAATCTGGTGGCGCACAAGCTCATCGGCTTCACCCGCGCCAGCAACGAGCTCGTCGACGACTCGGCGATCTCGCTCGCCGGCTTCCTGGCTGGACCGATGGGCTTCGCCGGCGGCGTAGCGTGGATGGAAGACTACGCTTTCCTGTGGGGCACCGGCGCCGGGCAGCCGCTCGGGGTCGTGACGCCGGCGCCTGCCACCATCGTCGAGGGGCGGGCCGTGGCCGGGCAGATCGGCTGGGATGACCTCTGCGACATGATGGAGGACTTCCTGCCGAGCGCGCGTGGCGTTTGGGTCGTGACCCAGTCCGCCATGAGCGAGCTGATTCAGATGAACGGGCCGGCCGGCAACCCGTCCTACATCTGGGTCCCGAATGCGGCCAACGGCGCACCGGGCAACCTGCTCGGGATGCCTGTTATCTGGTCTGAGAAGATGGCCCGCATCGGCAACCAGGGGGACATCCTGCTGGCCGACTTCAGCTACTACCTGGTCGGAGACCGGCAGGCTACTACCGTAGAGTCCACGCAGTTCGAGCACTGGCGCTGGGATCAGACTTCGTGGCGCGTCGTGCATCGCGTCGACGGGCAGCCGTGGCTATCGGCGCCGCTGACCTTGCAAGATGGGATTTCACAAGTCTCACCTTTTGTGATCTTGGGCGCCGCGGTCGGCAGCTAGGAAGGAGGAAGACAATGCCTGGTGTTGCTGAACTGTTTACCGAGAGCCATCGACTCTCGGCCATCGTGCCCGCCAGCCGGTCAGGGGTTGAGGTAAACACCGGCTGGGTGAGTATGCGCGACTACCACAAGGCCGTATTCATTGTCGGCACCGGGGCCATCGCGGCCGCCGGCATAGTGGATGCGCAGATTCTCCAGGCGACTGATCTGTTCGGCACCGGAGTCAAAGTCATCACGGGCAAACAGATCACGCCGCTCGGCGGTGGTGACGACGACAGCATGTGCGTCATCGAGCTGGACGCTAGCGAGCTTGACGTGGACAATGGTTTTGACTGCATCCTGGGGTCGATCTCGTGTGGTGGTGCCGCCGCCTGCCTTACGGCTGGCTTGCTGATCCGCTACATCCCGCGCTACGCCCCGGTGGGCGTGGTGAACCTGGCTGAGGTCGTCAACTAGCCGGTGTAGGAAGGGGCGGGCCGCCGACACCGGCCCGCCCCGTAGACTGGGAGGTGCACGATCTGGATTCAACTCCTCTCTCCGAAGAACATCGACCTGGAGGGCGTTCTGAAACGCTACCAGCCGGGTGACTGGGTGAACGTCGGGCGGCAGACGGCGATGGTCTGGGTAGCGGCGAAGGAGGCGCGGATTGTTGGCCCCATAACTGCCAGCATCCCCCAAGGCTCCGGCCTGGCGGTGGCGGTCGACTCGGCCATGCTGCGTGACGCGCTGGCACAGTTCGGGTTGGAGAAACTGCCGGTGACGGCCGGCCCTCTGCCGGCGATTCCTTATGAGCGCACCATCATGTGGGATGTGGCGGCGAAGGCCAGGGTCGAGCTGTTCGCCGCCGGCCTCAGCTTCTTGAGTAGGTGGAGCATGGCGGTGCCGCTGTGGTCTTACGATGAGCTGGCCCGAGACATCGGCTCTGAGGCTGACAGGCTGCGAACCGAGGCCGTAGTCCATGATCTGAGGGCGCCTGTCTATGACACCCGGCTGATGTTCGTCCGGCGTAACGCTGAGGCCGAGGCCGTAATGCAGGCGTGGGGAGCTGAGCGCGATGGTGGAGACGTGAGGTTGGCGTTTCTGCGGGCTGTCTATAAGGTTCGCCCTTTGATCCTGGCGTTACCGACGACGTGGCTGAAATGAGCGCCGGAATGGTATTGGTGGCCTTCGGGGAAGCGGCGCGGCGTGAGGCTGCCGCGGCGGTTCAGACCGTGCGGGGAGCTTGCGAGTTGCCGGTGTCGGTCATAGCCGAGAGCAGAGTGGCGAGGGCCGCGCACGTGGTTTGCCCCTACCAGCCGGCTGTGCCGCTGGCGAAGTTGCACCTTGATGAGCTGTCCCCCTATGACCCGACGCTCTACCTCGACGCTGACACCCGAGCCTTGAAGTCCCCGGCTCCGCTGCTGGCGGCCGTGGCCGATGGCTTTGATATGGCGATCACGCCGAGCCACCGGCAGGGGAGCGATGTGCTCGGGCATGTCGGAGAGGATGAGCGCGAGTTTACCTTCGAGGAGCTGGGGTGTCGGGACGTGGTCAACCTACAGGCCGGCGTCTTCGCCTTCCGCAAGAGCCCGGCCATGCTGGCGCTGTTCGCGGCCTGGCGGGCCGAATGGGCTAGGTATGGGGTGCAGGACCAGGCGGCGCTGCTGCGGGCGCTGTATCACAATCCGGTGAGGCTATGGCTATTTGGTTTTCCGTTCAACGGCGGTGAGGTGGTTGCCCACCTGTTCGGGAGGGCGAGGCGATGAACGTCCATATCGTCCTGCCGCGCTTCGAGAATGCGAATCGCATTCTGCCGCGCAAGGCGAAGGTCTTGGTCGACGCCTTCGGCTGGACGCTGTCCCCCAAGCCGGACAGGGCAGCTGATCTGAACTACTTCTTCCCCTACCTGGCCTATGAGCCTGTCGACACGCCCACGGCTGCCTATTTTACGCACCGTGAGGGAAAGAATCGCCAAGCGAAGGCGGACGACTGGGATAGAGTAGCCGCGGCGGTGAACCTACGGGTTACTAGTTCCAGCCACAACCTGCCCTTTCTGGAGCCGTTTGGCCCGACTGTCATCGCGGTGCCGCCCCTGGACCATCGGAAGTTCCGGCCAGCTCTGCGTCCTGTTGCCCACGCCCGGCCCGTGGTGGGCACGTCGGGCTACGTCTATCCCGGCGGCCGTAAGGGTGAGGGCATGATAGCGGCCGTGCGTGATGGCAGCGTGGGGCGGACGGTCGACTGGATAGCGAGTGGCCGCGGCTGGCCGGTCCCGACGAAGGGCTATCTGTGGTCTGAGATGCAGAGGTTTTACCAGGGGCTCGACGTCTACGTATGCACGTCGCTACTGGAGGGCGTCGGCTACGGGCCGCTTGAGGCGCTGG